TACTTGCGGAGTCTGGCAGCATGCAGCTTGATAGCGCGTGCCTATCGCTGTAATGGATACATCCTCACTGCTGGTGGTCGTCAATTACTCTTGCCGGACGCGGAAAATCCGCGCATAACCTCTACTACTACTTCTACTACTTATATAGAAGGAGAATTCGAAGTAGGAGAAGCAGAAATAGAAGAATCCATATTGAGCGCGGAAATTCCACCTTCCTCCACCGAAAATCCGCCCTCACCATCCGTGATCCATACGCTCATTGCAGCAGTTATCGGGGAACCGAAACGTTCCGCTCTCGCCGCTCACCCCGAGATCACCTCAGAAATCATCCAGGCCTGGGAAACCCATCTCAAAAAGACGAAAGGAGCGCATTACACGATTGGATTATTGATTCACATTCTCGAATCAGGAGATCAACCCCCCGGTGATAAACCAGGGCGATATCCATCCGACTATAAAGAATCAAGAGAAGACCGCAAACGTTATATTGAAGGTCCCTATGCAAAATACATCAATCATTAGCTTGTCCAGCCAAAGAGCTGGTTTTGCGTCCTGCCTATGAAAAATCGTGGCGCGCAGAAGAACAACACCAACGCACTCAAGCATGGTTTCTATTCCAAACAGTTCCGCAATTCCGAGATCGATGGTCTCACCGCCCTTAAAGCGGCTGGTCTTCAAGACCTCGCCTCCGAGATCGCCCTACTGCGTGTAGTCATATATCGCACCCTCGCCCAGGCCGACCTGGCTGCCTCCGATCCTGCTGCTCACGTCGATTGGCTCTCCTACCTCTCCGCCCTCGGTTTGGCTGCCACCCGCATCGCCAACCTCCTCAGAGCTCAGAAGATCCTCGAAGGCGATCAGGGCGAGGCTGTCGCGAGTACCATCTCCCTTGCTCTTCAAGATATTGCCAAGGAGCTTAAATTAAGTGTTTGATCCCAACAAAACTGATCTAAATACCAATCCCTCGCTTTGCCCCGTCATCCAGGAAGCTCAGAAAGTACTTGAAATATCCAATGACCTCGGCAAAGCCATGCGCCGCCTGCGTATCAAGCTCAATCAATGCGATCACTGCGAGAATGGAGGAACCTGCCCTGCCATTCAATCTTTTCAAGCCAATATCAAAGCCGCACTTTCTGAGATTGCCGAAGAATGGAATCTAACTCCTTAGGTTAATATGGCGAATGGTCGACCTCTTCTCCGCTGCCAAGTCCGTTTGTCGCAATATCGCAGACTTCACCGCCAACGCCAATGGTCTCAAGCTGCGTTCTTACCAGCAATCCGTTGCCAGTCTCATCGTAGACTCCATTATTCACAAGCGCGGTCTCTCATTCGTGATCATATTTCCCCGCCAATCTGGCAAGAACGAGCTCCAGGCCCAGATCGAGTCTTATATCCTTTCGATCTACTCTTCCCTTCCCGCCGAGATTGTCAAGATTTCTCCCACCTGGAAGCCCCAATCCCTCAATGCCATGCGCCGCCTCGAAAGAGTCTTAAAAAAGTCTATTATTACCCGTTCCCTCTGGCAAAAGGAGTCGGGTTACATCTACCGTGTCCTTGAAGCCCGGATCTATTTTATGTCCGGATCTCCCACCACCAACATTGTTGGCGCTACGGCTACCACGCTTCTCGAATGCGACGAAGCCCAGGATATCCTCATCAGTAAGTATGACAAGGATATTGCCCCCATGGCAGCCTCCACCAACGCCACCAGAGTCTTTTGGGGTACTGCCTGGACCAGTCGAACCCTCCTGGCCAGGGAATTGCGCCTTGCCCGCCAGGCTGAAAAGGAGGATGGCATTCAAAGAGTCTTCACCCTTACTGCGAATGATGTACGCAAGGAAGTCACAGCCTACGGTAAATTCGTCGATGAGCAGATCACCAGGTTGGGTCGTCGTCACCCCCTCGTCCGCACCCAATTTTTTAGCGAGGAGATTGATTCGGAGGGTGGCATGTTCCCTCCCGAGCGCATTGCCTTGATGACCGGTCAGCACCCTCCCCAGGTGTCACCCCAGGAAGGTTCTTTGTACGCCTTTCTTATTGACGTTGCCGGTGAGGACGAGGCCCTTACTTCCTCCCTAAATTCGGAGAATTTGGGGAGGACCGAGGTGGGGTTAGCCAATGCCGGGCGAGATTCCACCGCCTTGACCATCGTAGAGATTGACCTCTCCACCTTGCAAGATGAGATCATCCGCGCACCCCGTTACCTGGTTGTCAATCGCCGGCTTTGGTCCGGTGTTAAGCATACAACCCTTTATGGACAGCTGCGCGGCCTGATCGATCATTGGCAGCCCCGCTACGTGATCGCTGATAACACCGGAGTCGGTGCCGGACTGGTTAGTTTCCTGTCCAATGCTTACCCTGATAAATTGATCCCTTTTACTTTCACCAGTAAATCGAAATCCGATCTGGGCTGGTCGTTCCTTGCCGTAGTAGAGACAGGACGTTTTAAAGAGCCGGTCGCCGATCCATTGGATCGTTTACACGCCGAGTTTATCCGGCAGTGCGAGAATGCTCAAACCGAGATCCTCGAAGGTCCAGGGAAAATTATGCGCTGGTCCGTACCAGACGGCACACGCGACGAACGCACCGGCGAGCTCGTTCACGACGATCTTTTGATCTCTGCTTCTTTGTGCAGCCAGCTTGACCTGTTGCCCAGGGGGACCGCCGAGTCAGAAGTCATTCAATCGGTTGATCCCCTCGCCAGCATGAAAGATGTCTACTAATCTTTGGGCATCCCAAAAAGGTTCCAAGAGATCTGATTAGTTTTAAAACGGCATACGGAAAGTGATGGCATCTCTTAAGACCGGCCAGGTCTAAAAGGGCGGTCTTCCTGCACCGAAGTGCTAATCACCATCATCATACCAAACAAGTCAACCTGAAAGGAAAGGAAATAAAAAAATGGAAATCGTTATCGATATTACTCCCGATGGTTATGTCGTGGCTTTGACACGCGAAGCAAAACCTCCTGTCACAATTTTAATTGCAACCAGAGACGAACTTTTCGAATTCTTGAATGATCATCTTGCAGGCTTGATTGAGGTCTTTTTATGAACCGTATTCAACCGATATTTTCTATCGCAGCTTTCCACATCGCAATCTATTACCCTCGCCAGGTGATCCGATGAATCTACTTGGTCTCTTTCGTAAATCGAGTAATCTCGATCACAAGCCGCAGCAAGCAGCAGCCCCGGTGTACGCATCGGCAGTGACTGCCCAGGTAGATGACATGCCAGGTTGGTCGTCGATCACCGGGCGCACTCAGGATTACGACCCCTCCCAGGTCCAGGAGATTTATGCTGACGCCCTGGTTGCCTGGCGCAAGAACCCCATCGCCTGGCGTATCGTGGCCATCACCACCGACTATGTTGTTGGAGACAACATCAAGGTTAATAGCACCAACCGCACCCTCAACAAGTTTATCTATGAGTTCTGGAATCACACGCAGAATCGCATGGACCTGCGCTTACCATCCATGAGCGATGAGCTCGCTAGATCCGGTGATCTCTTCATCTTGCTCTTTACCAATCCCCAGGATGGAATGTCCTATATCCGTTTCATCACCAAGGACAAGATCGTCAAGATCATCACCGCAGAAAACGATTGGGAAAACGAGCTCGAGTACCACGAGCAGCAGGACTTCGCGGTGGGTTCTACCGCCGGTGATCCCAAACGCTGGAAGTCTCCCAGGCATCCCGAGATTACCCCCACCGATCCGGTGATGCTGCACTACTCCGTTAACCGACCGATCGGTGCGCTCTTAGGTGAGTCCGACCTGGTTACCATGCTGCCCTGGTTGCAGCGCTACTCGCGAATGCTCGAGGACCGTGTAAGACTCCATTGGGCGATCAGATCCTTTTTATGGTTTGTCACCGTCCCGGCTAACCTGGTCAGGCAAAAACAAGAGCAGTACCGCACGCCCCCCGAAGCCGGCAGCATCGTCGTTCACGACAATTCCGAGATTTGGGAGGTCAAGACCCCATCCCTCCAGGCGCAGGATGCACGTCACGACATGCAAGCCGTTCGCAACATGATCGATGCCGGTTCTGGTTTCCCCCCACACTGGAGGGGCGAAGCCGGCGACGCCAACCTTGCCACCGCCCAGGCGATGCAGGGACCAACAGAAAGGCACTTGCTCCGCCGTCAGCAGTATTTTACTTTCATCCTGCAGGATCTTATCTTCAATGCTTTCCAGAGGGCGTTAACCCAGGGATTTTATCGCACGCTCCCAACCGACGACTATGACAAGCTCTTTACGATGATCTTGCCCGAAGTATCCAGGTGGGACAACGAGTCGCTTGCTCGAGCAGCCCGTGAGATCGCTACCGCCCTCACCACCGTTTCCACTTCCCTCGCCGGTAAATCCAAGACCTTCAATACCTGGTCCTTGAAATTGATCAGCCGCTTTGCGGGTGAGCCCATTACCGAGGAGAACATTCAGACAATTCTTACCGAAGCCGAGCAGGACCCCACCCCCAAACCGGTCGTAGGGGTTGACGGCGTCAACCCAAATCCAGATCCAGATAGAAAGGAAGAACCTAAATGATGTACTCATCATCAATGAACGCTACCCAAATCTCACCCACTGTACTCAGTACAATCGCTGCCATCCTTTTAAGCCTGGTTTTCTCTTATGTTCGAGGCGCAAAGAACGCCTTTGACAAACTTGATGGTACAGCCAAACGCCTGTATATGCTGCTTGCCCTTGCCATCACCACCGGCGTCACTTTTACCCTGGCTTGCTGGCCTGCCGTTAAAGACGTGGTACCGATCCAGTGCACGCAGCCAGGCGCAATCGCCTTGATCACCGCTTTTATTCAAGCCGTCATCGCCAACCAGGCAACTTATTTGATCAGCCCTAAACCGCAGCCCATGCTTTACAAGCCAACCATTGACGACAACCGCCCATTCTAACCCGGGCTGCAGGCGCTCAGCGCTGCGCCTTCGCTGAATCGAGTACTCTCGATCACGCTCCGGCGCACGATGTACTCATCGTCACTCGCCTCCTGGCAGCCCTATCTTGAAGCCTGTGACTTTTTTTTCTTTGCGACTTTGCGCCTTTGCGAGAAAGGGTCTTTTATGACAGAAGAACAGTACAGCGTTAAATCACAGTTTACCTTGCTTCATCCGATGTACTCATCGGCAAGTACCGGCCGTCGTGAATTCAAGTGTCGCTTTGTCCGTGCCGGCCGCATCCGCGGCGCAGGCAACAAGCCCACTAACATCATTGTCGAAGCCGAAGCCCTCCAATCTGCTTTAATGCGCGGCATGTTCGAAGGTAAAGCCGTATTCATCGATCACAGCGGATTCTTTGAGTCCCCATCCATCAAGAACCTGGCCGGCGTCACCCACGATCCCCACTGGAACGAAGCCGAACAAGCCGTTGACGGTACGATCTCTTTTTACAATAAGGCAGGGGTTGATGGCATCAACCCTATCACTGCCTTGCTCGATGAGCTTCTCACCGACCCCACCCCGCCTGATATTGGCCTGTCGTTGGTGTTTTGGCCCAAATGGGCACCACGTGACAGCGATTCCGACCCTAGAAGGATCGTGGAGATCTTGCACGTCGAATCCGTTGACCTGGTTTTCGAGCCTGCCGCCGACGGTCGCATTTTGCAGGCTTTATCCTCATTGTATCAATTACCCCCAATCACCTATCAACCCAAAGGAGAAAGTATTACCATGACCCCAATTCCAGAATCAGCCTCAACTCAAGAACCTACTGCCAATTCCCCCCGTCAGTATCCTGACGTCCCTACCCCCGATGATTCTATCCAAATGTGGTTGCCCGCCATGGCATCCATCGCCGCCTCTCAGATCATCGCCAATTCCGGCCTGCCAGGCGCGTCCCAGGATCGCCTACGATCCAAGCAGTACGCCACCCCCACCGATGTCAACACCGCCATTGAAGACGAGCGCAAGTACCTTGCTGCTCTTGCATCTTCTAACGTGGTCCAGATCGGAGGCCAGGCGCCGCGCGGTGCCAACATTCAGGTCGGCATGGATGGCATCGAGCGCCTGTCTCTTGCCCTCGAAGCCCTCATCAACGGCAGCTTGCCCCCCTCCGGTGTTGCGCCGCTCTCCGGCATCCGTGAGGCTTACATGCTGCTCTCCGGTGATTATGAAATGACCGGACTCTTCCACTCTGACCGCATCCAGTTTGCCGCCGTCACCTCCGCCACCATGGCCAACATCGTCGCCAATGCCCTGAATAAGGTCATCGTCAATCAGTTCCAGGAATACCCGCGCTGGTGGGAGAGGATTGTCACCCAACAAGACTTCTCCACCCTGCAGCAGGTAAAATGGATCACCCTGGGCGGTGTCGGTGAATTGCCCACCGTCGCAGAGGGCGCCAGCTACACCGAACTGACCTGGGATGATATGTCCGAGTCTTCCACCTTCGTCAAGAAAGGTGGATACCTGGGCTTGACCTTGGAAGCCATTGACAAAGACGACACGCGCAAGCTCCAGGCTGCACCCCGGGCGCTTGCCCAAGCTGCCTGGTTGACGCTCAGCAAGTCGGTGTCAGCCATCTTCACCGATAATTCCGGTGTCGGTCCGACCCTCGGAAAA